CGCTTGACGGATTCCCGTGTCCAGAACATGACCGAGATTCCGCGAGCGGTCAAGCTCTGCGTTTTTGCGCTGGCGCAAATGGAAAGTGTTGTCGGCGCCGTGGCACAAGTCACATCACCCACAATCACATCGTTCAACACGGATGGCTACACCGAAAACCATGGGAACGTGCCGAACGCCGAGGAGGCAGCCAAACAGATGAACGCCATTGCGGCGGATATGCTGTACGGCGAGCTGGACGATTACGGCGTTCCCCTGCGGTATAGAGGAGTGAGGTAAGATGCAGCTTTGCAATGATACCATCACCCTTTACAATCGGCGATTCGACCCGGAACAGGATTGCGACGTTTACGAGCGTACCATCATCCGGGGCGTTCACTGGTTCAATTCTGATGCAACCACCGTTGACAGCACAGGGCTGAAAGCGGCAAACAAGGTCACAATCCGTATCCCTGTTGATGCAGATTTCGGCGGCAAGGCATATTTGCCCCCTAAGCAGTATGCCGCCGCCGATGACCCTGCCGCCGCTTTCACGTTGGCCGCTGGCGATCTCGTAATTCTGGGCGTTGGTGCTGAGGGCTTGCGTCCCTCCGCCATTCATGATGTTTACTCCGAGGCCGCAACTATCTTGCAGGTTACAGACAATCGTCGTGCTCCGCAGGCGCGGCATTGGAAAGTCGTAGGTGCTTAATGCAACTGTCAGTAGATTCGCGGTTTGATTTCGATAGCATAAACACTATTCTTACCAACCATGGCTTTGGAGATCATGGAATTGTCCAAAAGGTCATTGATAACGCGGTAATACGATGGTGCATGGATTACACTCCTGCGGACACATTTATGCTTGCAAAAAGCCCCTACGCCGCATCTGATATTGGCTCTGGCATCATCGTGTACCCCGGCCCTTATGCGCATTATATGTACAGGGGCGAAGTTTATGGCCCGAATATTCCCGTTTTTGATGACAACAGTGGAACGCCTACACGATTTTTCTCTCGTCCCGGCGAGAGAAAAACTCCCACTGGCAGAGCAATTCAGTACAAAACTGATAAAAACGCTCTAGCCGGGCCGTTTTGGGCCGAACGAATGAAAGCCGATCACATCGATGACATTGTAAGGGAGGCAAAAAATGCCGCAGGTATCAAATAGCACTGAGGAAATCCGGAAGTGGTTTAGGCAATGCCCGCTGCTATCTAAAAACAAACGATTTGGTGCTGATTACCTCGGCGAAAACCCAACCGAATACGCCATTTACGCATCACCATCCACTCTGACCTACCATGAGAACATCCTCGGAGATTATGTTCTGGATGATAAGCAGACTCAAAACTATATTTTTGCTACGCGTGAGAATTTTGGGGCCGATGTCAAACAAAACTCCGACAATCTCGCTTTTTATACAGGTTTGATTGCGTGGATGGTAGAGCAGAACAATGCCCGAAACTACCCCTGCATAGAGGAGGGTCGGGTTTGCGCTATCGTTCCCACACTGACCGCGTATCCATCGCAGATTGGTGTTGATAGCGCAAAATATCAGATTCAGATACAAATCACATATAGGAGAAACTGAATATGAAGATCGAACGCAAATACATGGCGCACTATCTGAATGCCCATTTTGCAAACGACAGTGAGGGCACCGCCGAGTATGTACGCCTTGGCAAAGATTTGGAGGAGTATTCCCCCGAGTTGAGTGCCAATGTCGAGAAAAAGCAAAACATTCTCGGTAACACGTCCGTGACGATCGACAGCTACCAGAAACAGGGCGAAGTCAGCCCCTACTACGCCGAAAAGGGCGACCCCCTGTTTGAGAAGCTGCAGGCCATCATTGATGGCAACATGGTTCTTGACGACCTCAAAACCGACATTGTGGAGGTCAAGCTCTGGAACGAGGAGGCATCCGGCGCTTTCCCCGCTGTGCGCGAGGAGTGCTACATCGAGGTCTCCAGCTATGGCGGCGACACCACTGGTTACCAGATCCCGTTCAACATTCACTACACTGGCGTGAAGACCACGGGTACATTCAACCCGAGCACGAAGACCTTCACCGAGGCCTAAGCATAACGGAGGTGTACAATGGAACTGAAAATCGACAGAGGCCTTAAAAGCTATGAGGTTAAAGACCTTGATGACACCCTGCTGGGCACGATTTATGTCAACCCTGCGGATTTTGGCATTGCGGCACGACTGGAGGAGGCTCGCCGTGCCATTCAGCAGCTGGCCGATGGGCTGGCATCGGATGCAGACGCAGACGTGGATAAGATCATCGAGGCCGACAAGCTCATCAGGGAACAGGTCAATTACATCTTCGGCAGCGATGCCTCCTCGGTGTTCTTCAAAGGGGTTTCTGCCCTAGCGCTGCTCCCCGATGGCTCCATGGTCTTTGAAAAAGTCCTCCAAGCCGCTGTCCCCATCATTGAGGATGCGGTCGGCAAGGCCATCAAGGCCAGCCAGATGCGTGTGCAGAAACACGCTGGTGCCTACACGAACACGGCCAAGGGTCTGGCCCCCGGCCAGAAGGCGTGAGCGCTTGGGAGCTGCCCACAACCGTAGATGTAGATGGTCAGAATTTTGCCATCCGATCTGATTTCCGAGCTGTACTTGATGCCCTTGCGGCGTTAGCAGACCCGGAAATGACTCAACAGGAACAGTACGCTGCCTGCCTTGAAATTCTATACCCAAAATGGCAAGCGCTGCCCGACGCAAATGCTGCGTTATGGGCAGCGTTTTTGTTTATCAATGGCGGACAACCCGAAGACTCTACAATTCCACGTCCTCGAATTGTAGATTGGGAACAAGATGCAGCCTTAATCGCACCTGCTGTTGATAAAGTACTGGGGTACAGTTGCCGCCGATGTGAGTATTTGCATTGGTGGGAATTTCTCGGAGCCTTCTACGGTATTGGAGATGGGCTATTTGCTCAAGTCGTAAGTATTCGATATAAAAGGGCTCACGGAAAAAAACTTGACAAGAGCGAACAGGAATTTGCCAAAGAGAACGATCGAATCATCAGAATCCACGCTCCTGAAAGCGCGGAGAATAGGGCAGAAAAAGAGCGGTTGCTTGCGTTACTCAATTCATAATCCAACTCTAACAAAGTCAAAGAGAGGAGGTTGATTCAATGGCAGATGGGTCAATCACAATAGATGCTCGCCTGAACAAAAAGGGCGCAGAATCCGACTTAAAAGCGTTACAGGCAAAGGTCAAGAGCACATCAAAGCAGATTGGTGATTTAGATAAGCAGTTAAATTCTGCGCAAACAAAGCGTAGCGCATTAGGCGACAGCTTAAATCAAGCCCGCCAAAACGCTGATGATACTGCCGTTGCTCTTGAAAAGGTGAACGCACAGCTAGAGAATGTCAAAAAATCCCATCTTGCTGATATTAAATCGGAATACCCCGGCCTGAGTGATTCAAAAGTGCAAGATGTTCTTAAATCTCGCATGGAGGGGGAAACCTCTCTCCTGAATCAAAACCAAAAACTCCTCAATGATCTTGAAAAGCAAGATGCCAAAGTTGCTGAGATTGAATCGGATTACAATGCACAAGGCGATGCTATTTCTGGCCTGCAAAAGCGTCATGCAGCGCTTACCGCACAGCTAAATCAAGAAAACGATGCCGTAAATCAGCAAAAAAGTCTAATTCAGCATCTTAGCGGCGAAGATGACATGCAGGCCTATTTTAACAAGCAAGCCGATGCCATAGAATCATCTTTTGCCAAAATCGAGAATCGGCAAAATAAAGCGTATGGTACTGTAGACGAATCGGCTACACAGCATGCTGAGAGGATTGTTGCAGAAACACAGAAAGCGGTAAACGCTCAAGATAAAGCCGCTCAGGCAGCAGAGAGCAGAGCCGCGCGTGAACATGCGATAGCCGCTAAGTCGCCTAAAGGAAGTTCTGTGCCCGGTTCATCTGGTTCTGCGGGACTACTTTCCGGCAGAATCACCGGATTAAACAAAGCGTTGTCTGGTACCCTCAACAACGCTCTGCGCACGGTCGGAGGTATTGGAACGCGTGTCTTTGGTACCCTACAGCAGGCCGTAGACGGCTTGCGAGCCAAGCTCACCCAGAGCAGTAAGAATCTCGCTAAATTCCGAAATCGCCTTATGAGCATCGTCTCCGGGGCTTTGGTGTTCAACCTGATCTCCGCAGGACTGCGGAAGACCACCGAATGGATGGGTTCTGCCGCGCTCTCCTCGGCCACGCTGAGAGCCGCGCTCGGCAGCCTGCAGGGCGCAGCATCCACCGCAGCCGCACCGTTGCTTCAGGCGATTCTTCCGGCTCTCACGGCCATAGCCAACGCAGCAGCAACCGCCTTTTACTACATCGCCCAGCTTGTGTCTTTCCTGACCGGCAAGTCCATAGGGGCGAGCCAGAGTGCGGCCAAAGCGATGGGCAAGTATGCCAAGGCTGCAAAGTCGGCAGGCAGCGCAGCGGACGGCGCACTGGCGAAGTTTGATGAGCTGGATGTGCTGGATAAAAACAGCGGCGGCGGTGCGGGAGCCATCACCCCTAACTACGACTTTAACACGGACAACCCGTTTCTTGACGAAATCCTGCAGGCCATCAAAGATGGCGATTGGTACGGAGTCGGCCAGCTGATCGGCGAGAAGCTGCGCGATAGCCTGAACGCAATCCCATGGCCCGACATTCAGGACAAAGCCAGAGCATGGGCGACCAACATCGCCAACTGCATCAACGGATTCATTGAGGTGCCGGGATTGTGGGAAGCCATCGGTCATACTGTAGCGCAGGGCTTGAACACGGCACTCATCTTTGCGGATACTCTCATGCAAGGCATTCACTGGGACAGCTTGGGTGCGGGAATCGCCAGAGGTCTCACCACTGCGGTGGCAGAGCTCGACTGGCCCCTGCTCGGGCGAGTTTTGACGGACGGAATGCGAGCAGCGATCCTCACGCTTTACAGCTTCGTCCAGACCTACACAGGCTGGGCAGACCTTGGAAATTCTATCGCAGCTTGCATCAATTCGGCCATCGCAAACATTCCATGGATGGAGGCGGGTCTGGGGCTTAGCGGATTCGTTGTCGGCCTTTTGCACACGCTCATTGCAACGGTGCAGGGCACCGATTGGACGGCTCTGGGCCAGAACATCGTCTCGATGGTAAGCTCCATAGACTGGGTCGGGCTTTTTTCTGCGATGGGTACACTTGCGATAGATGTGCTGCAAGCTATCAACGGCATCCTTGATCAAGTCGATTGGGGTGCTGTTGGCCAAAAAATCATGGAGTGCATTGAGGCTGTTGATTGGGCTGGCATTTTGTCTCAGCTCGGAGAAATCATAAACAACAACTGGCCTTTGCTGTTGGCCATTTTGGGCGCGGCCCTTCTGCCGCAAATCAGCACCTTCATCCTTTCCACCGTTCTGGGCGCGGTTTTGAACGCCTTGGCCGTCTTCATCGCCTCGGTCGTGGCGTCCATTGGCCTCTGGCCGCTTTTGCTGGTGGCCGCGGTCTCGGTTATCTTGGCCGCGATCATCGAAACCCTGCGCAAGCACGGAGACGACATCCGAGCCGGTGTGGACAAGTTCGGCGAGACCATCGCCGACATCATTCGCAGCGCCGGTGAAAAAGTCAAGGAAATCTGGAATGGCTTGTGGCTAACTGTCAAGCTGATCGGCATGCAGCTGTGGGAGGATATTACTCAGGGCTGGAACGATTTCTGGATAAACATCGGCACTGCACTGGATAGCGCAGCAGCCGACATCCAGCAGGGCTGGAACGATGCATGGACTGCTGTCTCGGACTTTGTGTCTGACATCTGGGAGGGCATCACAGACACGATCGAGACAGCCATCAACGGAATCATCGGTCTGGTGAACGGCATGATCTCGGCCATTGTTGGAGGCGTGAACGGCGTCATTGGCGTCTTGAACGGTTTCGGCTTCGATGTTCCCGAATGGGCGCAGGACAAGCTCGGCGTAGAGCGGGTCGGCTTCAACATCGACCCCATCACCGCGCCGCAAATCCCCTATCTGGCACAGGGCGCAGTCATTCCGGCAAACCATGAATTTCTTGCGGTGCTGGGTGACCAGACCAACGGTACCAATATCGAGGCACCGCTGGCAACCATTCAGCAGGCCCTCGCAGAGGTCATGGAGGCCTACACAGGGCAGCAGGACATCACGATCCGCTTTGCCGGAGACCTCGCCCAACTGGCTCGGGTGCTCAAGCCCTATATCGACAAAGAGGAGAACCGGCGCGGAGCCAAGCTGGTCACGGGAGGTGTGTACTGATGTTGATTATTGATGGTGAGAAATTCAAAGTCGATGTCCTCAGTTGCAAGCGCACTGCTGACTTTCTGGACAAGCACGCCAAGCGCACCGAGAACGGCGACCTCAAGCGCGAGCTGATTGGCGTGTATTTCAACTACAAGCTGACCATTGCGCCGGGCATCGACCGCGCGGAGTATTCCCGGTTTTGGGACAAGATCACCGAGCCGGAGGAGTTCCACACGGTCACGGTCCCGGGCACGGACGGAGACTATACCTTTACGGCGTATTTCTCAAACATCGGAGATGAACTGCTCCTGCAGCGAGGAAAAGCCAATTACTGGAAAGGGCTGACGATCAACTTCATCGCCAAGACCCCCGCCAGATTTTAAGGAGGGCCAGCCCCGATGAGAACCAATACGCGCGTGGAGTTCGGCCTTTACGATGTCACCGCCAGAGGCGACAGCGCCCCGAGCTGCACGACCGCAAAGCCTTTTTGCAATCTGGGCCGTGACCTGTTGCTGGAAAGCGTACCGAGCCAAAACAAATACGGCACACTGGAAAGCGAGCAGTGGCTCATGGATGGCAGCTTTTCCTTCTTCCCGGAGGTGCCCGAGCAGTATTTCTGGGGGCTTTGGAGCACCACGCAGAGCGACAAGATCGGCGTGTTTGCCGACCCGCCTGTGTTGGACATCACATTCACGCAAGACCACAGCAGCAGCGGCCTCACGCTGCATTTTTACAGCCCGACAGAGGACTGGGCCAGCCGCATCAAAATCCAGTGGTTCAGCCAAGACGGAGGGCTTATCTCTACGGCGCTTTTCTACCCGGACTCGGTGGATTATTACTGCGCCAAGAAGGTAGAGAATTACCGCCGTATTCGCATTCATTTTCTTGAGACAAACCACCCGGGGCGATACCTCAAGCTGGCGGGCATTGATTACGGTGTCTACCTGCATTTTAGCGGTCACGAAATCGTGGAGGCCCATGTTCTGGAGGAATGCGACCCCCTCAGCTCCGAGATCAGCATCAACACGCTGAATGTATCGCTGTACAACAAAGAGGGCCGCTTTTCCATCTTGAATCCCGAGGGTTACTTTGATGTTCTGCAGCATAAGCAGAAATTCACGGTCTGGGAGGATGTCAAGCAGGACGCACGCAGCACAGGCAGCGTGAGTTATTGCATGGGCACATTTTATCTCTCCGACTGGAGCAACAGCGGCGACACGCTGGCGGACTTTTCGGCCGTCGATGCCATAGGTCTGCTGGACGGCGCACCGTTCGATGGGGGCATCTACAACACCACCGCAGCAGAGCTCGCAGAGGCGATCCTGACAGGGTACAGCTACACCTTGGACGAGAGTCTGGCCGCAGAGCGAGTGCAGGGATACATCGCCGCAGGGACGCGCAGAGAGGCCCTGCAGCAGCTCGCATTTGCCATAGGCGCTGTGGTCGATTGCAGTCGAGGCGAACTTATACGCATCGCCCCTGCGCCGTCCAAGGCCAGCGGCATGATTACCTACGACCGCAAGCTGCAGGACGGCAGCAAGGTAACGCTCAATCCGCTGATTACCGCTGTGGCCGTGACCGCCCACCGATACTTGCCGGGAGAGACCACCGAGGAGCTGTACAGAGATACCCTCGACCCGGGCATCTATCGGGTGACCTTCAACGCCCCGGCAGTCGTGGACAGCCTGACCGTCACAGGCGCAGAGCTCACCGAGAGCGGCGTCAACCTCTGCACCCTGACGGTCGCCAAGGCGGGCGAGGTCTGTGTCACAGGCCGCAAATACACTGACAGCACGGTCGTCCTGAGGCGCACAGCGGCGAACCTGCCGCCCAATGCGCAGGACAATGAACTGACCGTGACAGATGCCACGCTGGTAGGCCCGGGCCGCGCAGAAGCCGTGGCCGTGCGGGTGCTGGAGCATTACGCACAGCGATACGAGCAGAACTTCTCCATGGTCGCAGGCGATGAAAAGCTGGCCGACAGGCTCATCATTCAGAGCTTTGGCGGCGAAATGGTGCGAGGGGTGCTCACAAAGCTGGAGTTTGATTTGACCGGTGGCTTTTTGGCAGACGCCAAGGTCATCGGGCGCAGACTTACCAGCAACGCTGGCGCTTATGCTGGCGAAATCCATGCCGGAGAAAGGAGCCTGATCTGATGTGGCAGCAGCCAATCTACGACCGCACCAAAGCGGATGTGTCCGCAGGCGCGGATAAGTGCTATATCAACGCGGCACTGCTGAACCGGCTGGAGGGCAACTCCGCTTATCTGGCAGAACTGCTGGGGCCTAAAATCCAGACCAAGACATGGACCCCGACCGACCTGCTGACACGCAGCGAGATGGAACGCATCCTGCAAAACATTCAGACTCTGCGCGATGCCTACCACACCCTGCCGGGAACACCAGCCCTGCCCGAGGCGCCCAGCACCCTGTACAGCGACATCAACACGATGGAACAGGTGCAGTGGAGCATGTACGAGCTCTGGCGCAGAAACGCACAACGCAGCTACACCGGCGAAATCTGCGCCGGACAGACGATTGGAGTGATCTGATGTACGAGAAAAAGACTTGGATCAACCGCCAGAGCGAACACCCCGCTCGGCGCAAGCTGACCCCGACCGGCAACGATGGCGAGTACGATGTTTCCCGCTCCGAGGGCATCATCATGGAAGATGGCGATGCCTTCGATGCCGACACGATGAACGATCTGGAACGCCGTGTGGCGGCGGGATTCACCGAGCTGGACCCCACAGGCGCAGGCGGCAGCGATGTGACTGTGCAGCCATACACCTGCGAGAAGAAAAACGGTGTATATGCGCTGGTCGGCAACGGCGCAGTAGGCCGTTGCAAGATTCCCGCGTCTTGGGCGGCAGGCGACAGCTTCACGGTCAATGGCGCAGTGGTTCCGGCCTATTGTGGCGCAGACGCAGTGGACGGAGACACCATCGTCAAGGGCAGATGGGTGCTGTTTTTCTACGATGGAACGCAGCTAAATTTTAACGGCGG